GGAAGGAATGAAGTTCCATTAGCACTAATAGTTTTTGTTTTAAACAAACTAAATACATCTGATCCGTTAGTTATTGTCAATGTAATAGTATCTCCACTACCTGAGTCATCACTAACTAATATTGATTTTACAATAGATGTAGTTGCTGTGGGTACAGTATATACCGTAGTTACAGTTGTTGCTGTAAGATCTACTTTACTATTCTTGTATGTGTGTGCCATCTAATCTTTTCCAAAATTCATCTAATGCATTATGTTCGCAATTATTACAATCACAATCTTCAATAGGACATTGACCACTATTCCCACAATGACAATGATGTTCACAGTTTACGCAAGAAACCATGCTGCTACCTCTTGATTCTCAGTATTGTGATACGTAATTAATTGATTAGTTATATCTTCTACAATCCTTTGAAAGTCTTCTTGGCTATCAACATACTGATAGATATATTCTAAATTTTGTTTACTAGACATTATCTGCCAGGACCTTCTTTGCCTGGAGGTCCACTTGTTGTACCACCTGGTCCTGTAGGTCCACCACCATTTTGTGGTCCTTTGCCTGACGGATCTTTTTTGGCTTGAAAGTCTTTTAATTGTTGATTAATAGATAGATCAGGTATTCCTGCATCTTCAAATGCTTTGTCTGTTAAAGCTACTCCACCCATAATTGCTGCATCTTGTAATGCTTGATTTGGATTTTTACCTTCTTGTAAAGCTTTATTATAAACATCTGCTATTTGTTGAGTAGCTACTTTTGTATTAATACCAAAATCTTTTAATGATTTTTTATCACTCATAGTACCTAGTTGACCAAGTAATCCAAATGCTGGATTTACCATTCCTAATGCTAAGTTTCTTGCTAGACTAGTATCAACATCTGATGCAAGTTGTCCAAAATTTCTAGTATCTGCTGCAAAGTTAGATTGTCTATTACGCCCTTCACCGCCTCTTTGTGCTGATAATGCTTGACCCATCACAGGTGATATTTCATCTGGAATCGGTCTACCATCTGAACCAATCAAACCTTCTCCTGCATCATATATAGTCTCAAATGTTGGTACTTCATATTCAGGAACATTTGTAGTTACTTGTCCAGTAACAGGATCAACAGAAAAAGTGACTCCTTCTCCAGGTGTAGTTGTAGGAACCATTGTAGTATCAAAACCAGATCCAGTTAATAATCCTTCATAACTTGTTCTTGCTGCATTGAATGATGCTTCTGCTGGTGTTGGATATCTTAGAGCTTCATATCTAGCTCTTATACGATCAAAGTCTGCTGGGTTCCCTATTAACATTATCTATAACCTTCTTTTATTGCTTCTATGTCTATACCTTGTGCATCATTCCAAGTTGTTGATGCTGGTATCTGCATATTAAATTTAAAATATCTTGCACTTTTATGAAATGGTATTGTACCTGTTCCGTGCATACTTACAACAGGTGATGTAGTAGATTGTGAATCTCCTACTCTATTTCTAAATGTAAGTGATCCAGTTGCTGATGTTGTATCTACAATAGGTCTTACATGAGTAATTAATGATCTATTCTGTGGAAATACTTCTGTCTCGCCTGTTCCTATTTCACAGGCAAGGTTATCACCTTCAAATGTTCCAAAGATATTTGTAGTATCAAATACACCTAATGATCTTAAACCACCTACAAATATATCACTATCAAGTGGTACATTAATTGCATCTAAATTATTAGAACCTGATGATGGGTAATTATCTAATTCATCAACAGTAAATCCAGGTGATATGTAGTTAAATATCATTTGATGTGATAGTTCTACAATAGACCATCTACCAGTTTCATAGTTGTAAACTATAATTTTATCTGTTACTCCTGATGCAGTAGATGGGTATGACCAACATACAAGTTTGTTAGCATAATCTACAGCAGCTCTTACTCTTTCTCTGTGTGCAAATCTAAGATCAGATTTAAAAAATCTATCTACTTTACCATTGCCAATGGGTTTTGATGCATTACCATCTGTAACTCTAAAACCATCTTCAGATAAAAAATATACAAGGTTTCCAACTTTAATAACTGTTTTACCTTGTACAGCTCCTATGTTGTCTTCAATACGTCTAAAAGAAAATATAACATTACCACCTCTATAGTCCATTCTGGTAATTCTATTCTCTTGGAATATTAAACCAAACTGTCCACCTGTTACACCAGTAACTACACCACCCTCTGGTAAGTCTTCAAAGTCTGCTTGATTTGTACCTGCTGTCCAACTAGTAGCATCATTAACTGATGACCATTGTACTCTGTTACGAGCAGTGGGTTGGAATCCTGTTACTACAAAATTATTAATTACTGCTGCATGTCTAAATGTAGGAGGTGATCCAGCTAATGCTGCAAAGTCTGTAGATGTATCTAATGTCCAGGCTCTTGGTGCATCAGCCCCATTAAAAGCTATAATGGTTTCTCCAAATTTTATAAAATCCCAATAACCATTTTCAGCTGTTGTATAGGTTACACCAGCACTTTCATCTACTACTGAGTTGGCTTGTATTTGATACAGCTTACTAGAATCACCAGCAAAGATAGTTACATTACCACCATCAGATGTAAATGATGCAGCTCCCTGACATCTATTATCTAATGCGTTAGCTGTTGCTGTAGTTATGTTTTTCCAAGGTCTATAACTATTTACAGCAGGATACACATTCTTTGCTTGTGTTGAACCAGGATTCATATGATCTGGTAGGTCTGGTAACCATTCTCCAAAAGGTACTTGCATTATTTTACATTATCAAAGTTGTTAATATTAATACCTGATCTTTGTACAAGAGGCGCACCGTTATATTTATCTAATGCATCTGCATCTTTTACTTGTTGTAATGCACCTTCATACTGTGCTTTAAATTGTGCAACAGTTCCCTGATCCATACCTCTAATAAATGTAGAAGCAAAATACAATGCACCATATAAATAAACATCAGGATGATTAGTTAAAATAAAGTTAGTAGCTGTGCTACCATCTATGCTATCAAATGCTTTATAAAAAGTTAATCTAGCAGTAACAGCTGTATCAGGTACAGGACTAAATCTAAAGTTAGATCCTTCTATAGAAAACAATCTTGGTGTTCCTACATTGGTATGACCTTGTGTATCAGCCTGGTGAAATGCTGTAGCCAGTTCTAATGTTTGATCTGGTGTAGAACTTGTAATGATAAAACTTTTAACTTGTAAGAATCCTGTAGGTAATGCTTCTGTTTCTGCATCTATTGTAAAAGAACTGTTTACATTTTCCATAGCTCTTATTCTTAATCTTCTATTAAAGTCTGCTTCTGTTAAATCTATGAAGTCATCTATTTCAGATGTAAGATCATCTCTAGCAAGAAAGTTTGCTATTGCAGTTTTTAAATTTGTATAACTATCTAGTGCCATTATAATCTTTTATCTCCTGTTCTAAAGAACATATACTCATTACTGTTTACCATTTCTTTAATTATACCTCTTTGTTCTTCTACATTTAGTTTATGAAAATTAGAATGTCCAAATCGTTCTTTAGTTTTAACTCTTAAAGCTATTAATGGTATTTGAGCTATGCGTTGTAGATCACCTTTTTGAGTAACATTATTTTGTGACCATTTATTTTGTTCTAATATATTTGTTGTATCTTGTGTGCTTTTAACAACAAGTTTACGAGTACCTCTATCTATATGGATAGGTTGATTCTTATCGTATGGATTCTCTGTCATACAACTACAACAGTACCAGTAACAGTAATGGTAGCTGCAAATGTAATTGGTCCTGCAAATACAGCACTAGTAATGATTTGATCTTTGTTTATTTCAGAATCATGTTCGTGTATCGTTTCACCTGCTGGTGCATCGCCAATATACTGAACTCCTCCTACTGATGATATTGTTGCCATTATATCTCCTATGTACTAATTGAATCAACAACTGATACCCATACATCAATACTGTCTGCTGTACCAGCTTGTCCTTTTAAAATATCTCCACTTTGTAAAACAAATTTAGCTCCGCCCTGTACTAGCTCTACTGAACTTGCAGGTGGTATAGATAAATCTTTTACAAGGTATCTTGTTGTAGATCCACCCTCAGATACAAATACACTAACTGTAACTGTAGTGGTTAAAATGTTTGCTAGTCTTAAACCAACAACTGCGTCATCACTATTGGATGTATATATTGTGGTTGCAGAGTTTGTTATCTGCGCTCCGTTTGATTCAAAGTCTTGTGCCATGTTTTCTCCTATAAAGCGATTGCC